TTATTATCTGCTACAGGCTCTGTTGCATCGCCCCAAGCGGCTTTGCCTTCGCCAATGCGATCGAGCAATTTAATTGCCGCAGCAACATCTTCCTTAACTGAATCGGGCTTATTCATGCCTCTACGCGAATATAAAATGCCTATCGCCAGCATGGCAGATAAGCTTGTTGCTAAGGCGGGCACTGGATTCATGGGCACGGTATAACGCTTGGATACACGTGCATTGATTTCACCATCGGCTTTTGCAATGGCTTGATCAATCACAAGAGCATCTGCCAGACCATCAGCATTGTCATCGGATAACTGAATGAGGAATTGCTCATCATGAGCATTGACTAAATCGGCATAGGCTGAGTAAGGCACTGATGATTCCTCCTGATATTATTTTTTATATGGACTCCCTATAGAAGCATTAGGGAATGACGGTGCGGTTGTGTTTAAAAGGAGGGGTAGATTTCGAGTCTACCCCTACGCATTTAATCGACCTTTAAAGCTGCATCACGTTCAGCTGCGCTGATTTGATAGCCCAGCATTGCTTCAATTGCTTCTGTTTTTGCTTTGCCTGACTTTGTCCAGAGTGATTCATCATCTGGATCCAAATGCGCAATCACTTCGCGAATATCTATCGCAAGCGTTTCGGCATCTTCAGGCTTGGTATTTGTAACTGACTGCAGTTGTGTCACATTGGATGTTTTCTGCGCTGTTTCATCTTCAGAAATACTTAAGCCCTCTGCTGTTTTTAGCATGGCTAATTGTTCTGTTGATACTTCCAGCTCATGCTTACCATGCGTTAAATGCCCGATTTCTGGTAAACTTAATCCATTGGAAGGCTTGATATGAATCATAACTTTTTGCATAGGGTTGCTCCCTTAATTTTATTTTTAATGAAAGTAAGGGGCAAACATAAGCTTGCCCCTATATGTTTACTGACCTGTTAAATGATCAATCAATTCAAGCTTGGCAGTACCTTTCCAGGTATTGGTTGCACCAGCTGTATCACGATCATTGGTTAACAACACATTGGCAGCTTCGAAGTTTCCTTCACCAACAATCAGCTTCAGGCCTTTCACACCCAATGGGGTACCATCGACGCGTTTTAAGCTGGACATTGCCAAACGTGCGGCTTTATAGGCGGCTGGGGTAAGTGCTTCACGAGAGCCATAAGCAAGCTGAGGTAAGCCATAACCCACTGCCACACGTGCTTCCACACCATAATGGAAAAGCTTTTGCATAAAGACGGATGGATTTTGCGGATCAGTCATGCTGACAAAGCTGTAATCTTTGCGCTTTTGAAAGATGATAGGTTGTACAGGGCGAGAATCATCGACCAGAAACCAAGGCTCCGCATTACCCAGCACAGCAGGGCGATTGGCATACGTACCTTTGGCTACATCGACACCATCCACAGGATGGGCAGTGCTGAAGAAGTTTACGCCATCAAAGCCTTTGCCTGTGGTAAAACCTGCAATCAGAGCCGGCCATGTTTGCTCATCTGGATGGCGCGCTGAGGCATCACCAAGGTTGGACATCAAAGGATTATAAATACCCAATTGATCATCTTCCATATCATTGCGATTTACACCAACGGTTAATTCAAAGTCTTTATTGGGTAGGTAGTAACCATGCGCTGTTAGATTGTGAACAACCTTATCACCCAGCCATTCGCGCATACCAGGCAATTGACCGAGCCATTTATAATCATTGGCTGATGTATTGCTGGGTACGACCATTGCTATGGCAAGGTAGGTTTGTGCGACCTTAGCATAAGCATTCTGAAACAATGTGTTAAACGATGTTTGTGCTGCTTTTAGTGTTGCTGCATTTACGAGCATATTTTTTCTCCTGTTTTCTTTATTTTAAATTTTAATGCTTAACGAATTTCGACCCAAACGCCTGCGGCATCAATATCGATAATTTTTCCTGCTACGATGTTGTTGGTAGCTGCTTTTGCGACTGTTCCATCATCTTCAACCAAGGCATTGGTACCAATATCTGCAACGGTTAAAGGTGATGTGGCACTGTTGGCGTAATGAAACACGCCGCGTTTTAAGCTTACTGATTGTGCGCCTGCCATACCTGCTGAGTTATCCACTGCCGATTCAATGCGACCAATCACTTTTAAGCCTGCTGTGTTGGATGCAGGTACTACATTACCAGCGGCATTGATTGCGCCCATGCCGCCTGCAAAAAGAACTGCTGCAGCTTCAACGGGGCGAGCAACAGCATCACCTGCGCGCTCAGTGGTATTCCGATCTTTGGTTAATGCCATGTTATGCCTCCTCGGCTTGTTTGGATTTTAAATAATCTTCAGTGGTGATTCCCAACTGCGTACATACGGCCAATTCTTCAGGGCTTAGGACGCCCGCTCCGGATGCGGCAGGAGTGGCAGCTTCGCCCAAGGGCACAACTTGTGCGGAATTGGCTGCAAACTGAGCAAACCCTTCGGCATCTTTGCGGCAATAGTCCTTTGCCCAATCTAAGGATGCCGGTGTGATTATACCTTTTTCTAAGGCGCTATTGACTGCCATATCCACACGGTTTGTTTCGCGTTCAGCAGTGATGCCATTAAGCTCTGTGCGTACACGATCAAATTCAGCACGCGGTACATAAGCTGTGGCATCGACTTGGCTATTGGCTTCAATGGCTTGAGCATGACTTTCAAGAGCTGTAGCTATATCTAAGAGATTCATATCCTGTGCATTAGCTTCAGACGAAGTGTTGCTTGGGATGCAAGCGTTGGTAGATTTAACATGTATTTGAGTCTTTCAATCAACTCTTCCATATTGGATTCCTCCATTGTTTTATTTTCTTTTTGAGCATTGGCCACGGGCGTGAGTTCGCCGAGGTTTGGGTAGTGGGTTAAGGCAAAGCCTTTAAGCGCCATTGTTTCGTTGGTTTGTTGATTGACTGAAAAGACAGGTGAGATATACAGAAATTCTTTATTGCGAATGGCTTGGGCTGCACTTTCAGTCCATTCAACGATGCCCCATATGCCATTAGATTCTTCTGTGATTGTGGCAGGATCAAGCCAGCCACTAGCAGGCGCTTCGACACCTGTTTTTCGCGCATCCAGTGAAGCATGATGATAATCACCAGGTATCTTCACAGGATAGGTTGCGGCATTTGCCATGATGTTGGCACCATTGTATTTCCACTTGCGACCATCCAAGCCTGTTACATTTAAATCATCATCCACCGGCATAAGATGGATGCGTTGGCTTAAGCCTTCTGTGAAACTGGATGTATCAATTGAGCAGACCACGCAGCTTGCTGCGATGTCGATACTGGATTGGATGGTTGTTGTTTTGCTTCGCCGTGACATAGGGCGAATAATGAGGCTTTAAAAAATCGCTGCCGCCAGACAGGTGTCCGTATGTAACCGTATATTGTAATCACATTTCAATATAAGAAACTATTTACCTATCAAATGCAGGCTTGCCAATTCAGTAATCGCATCACGATCTGCATCTGATATACCTAAAAATGGGCGAGCTGGGATATCGCCCCAAGGAGCTTTACCAAATTCATGTTGTTTAGCTCCGAATTGCTGCACTGCGGCATATTCTTTATTTGATCCAATCATCATACTATCATTAAGTAGGGCATAAGCGATATCATTGGATAGTCCTTTGGTTTCGCCTATGAGAGGATCATTACCTTTTTTTCGGGATAGTGTTAGTTCGGAGTTGGCTTGCCATTTCGTGCCATCGGGGGCTTCACCTTTGCCAAATCGTTCCTTGGTGGAATGAATCATATATTCACCCACATCCTGAAAGAAGGGAGTGAGATTATCGGCTGATTCTAAGATGCGATTCAAGGCTTGTTGAACGGCATCATCATTGACTTCAATGCTAATCATCGGCTAAACTCCCATTCTAACATGGTTTCGGGCATGGCATCGTCTGGTTCATACCCAGAACGTTTTGGGCGTTAGGATGCTGGGACGGAACCATGTTATTTTTTCTTTCGGATATAAAAGGTTTGCAAGCTTAGCATTTTACGACCTTTCCTTGCTTCAAATACAGCAGTATATAATTCACCTTCAATATCTTTGATATAACGAAGTGTCGGCATGCCGTTTGCCGCTTGCCCGCCATCTTCAACACGGTCTGGCTCATTAAGGATGCGTGGCAATATTCTAAAATCCTTTGCATTGACGGCACGCTGCCCGCGATTGGATTCAGTCTTTACATCGCCGTGATTTTCAAAAACATGCAGTATTGAAGACTTATCCAGCGCATAATCAAAGCCATCGACACGAACACTGGCATTGAAACCTTGAGCCACCTGTGCATCCGCAGCTGTAAGCAAGCCTATTGTGCGATACTTCGCGACATCACGACCAGCCAATACGGCTTGGGCATAGCGACGAACATCATCGGCAACAGAGGGCAAATCACGGTAAGCCTTGGCTAAATCATCACGCACAGATGCGGGTACATGTTGCATATAGGCTTTTGCCAATACATATTCCCATTGCTGGGTTTTCTTTGCCATTGTCTGGACTGCATGAGAAACTGTATCGCCTGGCATATAATCCCAACCTTTGCCAATACCGACGGGCGCACCTGTTTTGGTGTCTATTTCATTCCAAGCAGGATCGGGCTTTTTATCGGGCTTGCCACCCATGATCTTAGCCGCTTCTTTGGAATGAGCTCCTGTGATATAACAGCGACAGCCCCATCCATTGGGGGTGTAGTGAGTTTTCCACCAGAGGGCATCGGATGGCAGGACAATGCCATCCCAAGCTTTGTGCAAGGCGCGTGGTGAGGTGACTGAATCATTGTGGTTATAAATCCAAAATGGAAACCCTGCCTGCCTTAGCTGGGCTAATCTTCCTGCATTATAGGATGTGCTGGCATTGGTATTATAAATGATACGGGTGCGCCATGCTTCGCCTTTTTTTGAACCTTCGCCTTTCCAGCCGTGCCAGCCGTTCTTTTTTACAATGGATCGAAAATCTTTACGAAAAGCCTCAATGCTTTTTCCTTCTGAAATAGTGCGCTCTACTGAAGCCGCTAAATCAGCCAATAAATCGGCTTTGGTCGCGCCTGCCACCATAAATGCAGTATCATGTGCGGATTTGGAAAGATCATCCCAGCGTGCGGTTGGCACAAGATTGCCCAGCTTGCCTCGAAAAAAAGCGAGCTGCTCGGCAAAAGGCATGCCAAAGCCTGCGGATAATACGGATGGCTGGGCTTTAGCCATTGGCATTCTCAATATCAAAGCAGCCAGCGGCATGGGCGATTTGTTGACCCATTGCGATAGCATTGGCTAATGCTGTATCATTCAAATCACCAAACGCTGCCATGATCATTTCTTTAAACTGATCCAAATCATCTGCTTGCTGAAGCATGACTTCTATTTGGCTAAGCCATTCGCCTATGGCCGCATCTGCAGGCAATGCCATATTCACCGCAATGCTATCGGATGGGTGATTTTTGACTGGCTCGCTTACCGCTTGTGCATTGGCTGCTTGTGGATCCCCGATAGAAGCATTCAGAGAGGACGAAGGGAATGACGGTGGCGCTGTGCTTGAGGAGGATGCAAGGATAGCTTCGCCTGTGGTTGGTTTGGGGATATTAAATTTTTGATAGAGAAAGTCTTCACCAATAGGCAAGCCAATATTGTGCAGTTTTTCAACATTATCACCAAGCTCTTTTAAATCTTCAGCATCTTCGATAAAAATAGTCAGTTTGGGATAACGATCCATTGTTCCTAGATTTAAATCAATGATGGGACGAACTAAATCACGATTAAGGGTGCCGCTTAAAAGCCGCGCATCGGAACGCAATAAATCATCACGCACATCACCGTGTAAATCTGCCTGGCCAGAGCCTAAGCCTCCCGACATCGCATCTGCACTGGATGTTTGCCCCAATACACCCTTGGACATTTGCTCATCACAAAAACGGCACATGCGCTCATATAAATCTGTACTACCTTGTTTGCCTGAAGCTTCGACAAACTCAATCAGCATAGAGTCAGGGATAATCGCTGCCGCATCAGTGCCCATATTGGCGACTGCCTGAAGCAAAATATCTTTTTCCTGTTCAGAGGCTGAGGTAGGATATTTACCAACACGCAAAGGCTGTGCATAAATTTCAGCAAACGTAACCCAATCCTTAAAGCTGTAATTCTTAAATAGGAACATCCATGCACATGGGCGCAAAATACCACCACGTACTGCGAGGCCTGATTTGGCTTTATGGATATGGGTGATGTATTTGTATGGTATTAGCGTTTGCCCATCTGGATAGGCAGGATCAAGCATGCGCAATTCGGACATGGACTCTTGATCAAAACGAAACCACTTCGGTTCACGCCAACGTAAATCTTCAATAATAGCTTCTTGCTTATGGATACCCCAAATAATTTCAGTAGCAGAATAACCTTTTCCGATCGCATCAAGCACATCTTCCAATTTTTCGGGCAAATCGGGAATATTTCCGATGTGTTCTTTGAGTAGGTTAGTAGCCTTCTTTTCTTTCGCGTTTGCACCATCAGGCGCTTCAATTTTAATTTCCAAGCCTGTGACCGCTCGTTTGCGCGTACCCATAATTGATGAAAGGTGTAGGTCCTTTTCTTCCATATCTTCAAACAGTTCGCACTGAGCATGTGGATTACCCTGATCTGCTTGCAATAAAATATTGGCAAGGTGTTGCGGCGTTAAACCTCGAGAAGGCGATGATGAAAAGACTTGGCGCACACTGCGAAGCGATGGGGCTGATTGCTCTTCCTTTAACTGCCCCAAATCAATTTTATTGCCGCGCGGGTCGTATAAAGTCACCATTGCCTATCTCCTTGCTTATTCATTGCTTTCATAACATGTTTATAACGCGCGACAAGTGGGCTTAAAAAGAAAACGCGCCTCATTGCATGTTTTGTATCTATCAAGCGGCTTAAAATGGATTTAAACGCTTTATTCTTAGCTTCACTAATAACCGCCGCCACCAAAGCGACCTGATTGAACATCATCAATATGATTCACCTGCATAGGGTTTGTACTTTGAGATGAGCGTGCGATACCTCGATACTCCATCGGAGCTGCTGGATTAGATGCTGAATCACAGGCAAGAGCCAAAGCCCAAAATCTATCTGCATGGCCATCATCTGTGCGTTCGGCAGTAAAGCGAATATTTCCCGATGAGGTGGTTGTCTTAGAAACCATGCGCAGGTCTGCACGTATGACGGGATCAAAAGGTAGTCGTAGCTTTTTATCTTCCATGCGACCACGCACAGGGTATGCAAGCCTCTCTTTCACAGGCCCTGTAAAAGTTACCAACTCAATACGATATTTACCGAATTCATCCTCTGCATCATCACCCCAGCCAATACCAAGCCCTGTATAATCAATACAAGTGCGACGCATGCATGCCATCCAAGGCCAGAGTATTTTTTCCTGCGCCGACTTACGCATTTTTTCAAGACAAATAACTTTGCGTGTATAAAACACATCACCCAAACGCTCGATAATCCACAATACCGTTAGATCTTTTTTTCTCCCAATATCAATGCCCGCATAAAGTTCACGGTCGCCACGCTGCGCATCTTCCAAGGATATTTCCCAATGCTCGAAACTTTTATATTCTGAATCAGCAATTAAATCATATTCAAGAAAGGCTCCTTCATCATCACCAGGCACACACATATACTCTTGTTGAAAAGTCTCTTCATCAGCACAGCCAGATTTAATAAAATCAAAGTACTCGGCTTCATCCATGCCTTGCTGTTCGGCGGATTCGGGTAATGCTTGCTGTAACTTATAGAGAAAGCCTTGATTTAAAGCATCTTCCAGTGTGACTCGATGCAGACTGATATGTTTAGGATTATCACGCTCGCGGACTTCAGTAATTAATTCATTGAAAAAATTCTTACTACCACGATGGGTTGAGAAAACCTCCATCTGACCGCCCCATGTCAGACCAGGATAGGCAATAGACCATAGCTTGCGTGGATCTTTGTGTAAGGCAAACTCATCAAGCACACGCCCCCCACGTTTGCCTGCTTGGGCATCAGGATTACTGGACATGGAGTAAATTTTCTTACCAGTATCAAATTGCAATACCAAAGCCATCAAGCCAGTTTTTATATCGAGAACAACCTCGCCAAGATCATGTGCTGCCATATTTAAAAGCTTTGCCCACATCTTACAGTCATCAAGAAATAGACGCGCTTGGATTTCATCACGAGATGATATCCATTGATCATTACGGGCATGCTGAACCGCGGTACGTTCAACGGTTGGATATGCTGTCGTCCAAGTCCAACCAATCTGCCGTGATTTCTCAGCTAATTTTAAACGTGACGTATCATCAATCCATGCTTGCTGATAAGGAAGGAAGATTGCGTCAGGCTTGGCAGGTAAGCATTTTGCATTGCCCTTATGTTTAATCATCACTCATACCGAGCACATCACGACGAATGGCGCTAATAGTTTCTTCAGACACACCCGCCTTGCGTGCTGACGTATCCACTTGTTTGGCTGCCTCTTCCACTGCACGTTTACGTTCGTCTTCACGGATATCTCGCTCGCGATCTTCATTGATGGCAGCAGCTTTTTCAAGCCGGCCAATGGTCAACGCCATATCTTTCAAGAAATCACTATCCACCTCTACATCGCCATTATAACCATCGCGTGTTTTTGCAAAGGCGATGAGCTGAAGCATTTGATTGGTGGTTCGATTGGTATGCACCGGGTCGTTTGATAGCTCTTGTTGCATTGCACGAATTTCAGCCATGCGCTTTGACACAGTTTTCTTTCGTTGCCCAAGTCTGGCAACAGCAGACCTGCTTGGCATACCAGCAGGACAATCAAGCTCACGAGCTTCTATCTGTTGAATCAGCCATTTATGATGGCCATCATAATCTGTAAAATCTGACTCACGAATGCGATCATTGAGATCATCACGCAAGTCTTGGGGGAGTTGTGATATTTTACTTGGCGGTGCCATTATTCACCAGGCCGAGGGGGACGAATGCCTGGGACTCGCGCGGCGCCATTGGCCACATCAAGGCCACGCTCAGTAATGGTTGCGACAGTGGCTACGCTGACTTTCTCAATACTGACCAAGCCTTGCTCTTCAAGCCATGCAATATCTATACGAATAGTGTCGGAAGATTCGGTATGGCCATATTCTTTTAAAAGCCCACGTAAAACCATATCGGAAATGGCATAGTCACTTTCACTAGCTAGAGCTTTTAATATGAGTAAACGGCGGTCTTCTTGTTTCACTTGCGCAAGTCCCATTACTTATCTCCCTTCAACAACATCTCATGAATTAAATCCAAGGTGTGCATTTTTCCATTTATTTCGCTTAACTCTTTTTGCATGCCATTCATACGCTCATAAACAGGTTTTAATTCAGGGTGCCCAATGGAGTATTTTAATCGTTCATCCATGCGCCCTAGCTTTTCCGCATGGTCTTCCAGCTTGCTTTCAATTTCATGCTCTAAACCTGCTATTTTTTCATTGGTCACTCGATTCTTGTTACTATTCCATACAAACAGCCATACACCAATATTCATGATAATTAATGCAATCTGTAACCAAAACTTGGCAGCTTCATAATCCATTATCGACCACCTTCGTAATCTTCTTGGCAGGGCACGCAGCGCACTGCATGGGGAATAGCCATCAAACGCATTTTCTTGATGATCTCACCACACTCTTTGCAAATGCGCTCACCATGTTCATCAAGCTCAGGGGATTCATGCTTTCTGTGATGAATAGCATCAATAGCATGCTGACGCTGTTGTGCTTCCACTTGCTCTGCTTGATCTGCAATATCAGACATGACCGACTCTCCTAGCTTTTTTACGGCGTTTTCGTTGGCGTGTGCCAGGACTTGTTCTATTTTTAAAGTAGGCTGGACTCATTTGAAATACAGGAATATATGGTATCTTTCCGTTATCCATAAAGTGCCCGAGCGCGCTTAATACATACGTTCTTAAACTCATGATTTTCTACCCAATAGACCTGATGCTAGCGTAGATAAGACCCCTTGCTGGGGCGGGTGACCTGCAGCAGTTTGTTTATCCTTGCTGCGCTGGTGAACAGATATGCCTAGTACAGCCAAGGCAATTCCCCATAAGCCTGCAAGAGCTGTGAATATGCCTGCTAAAGCAGTAATAACAGCTGGCAGCTGAGTAGGATTATTCATAATGGTATAAGCCAGCGCGATGCTGAATAGAGTCATCTGTATAAACCATGATGTGGCAACACAGTACCCGTAAAATGGTCGCCAGCGACGCACAAATGAATCTGTGCTCTTAGCTTCCTCTTGCATCGTTTCATTCACTGCTTTCAAGCGCTTGGTATCCTCTTCAAGCTCTGCAACTTGGAGATCAATAAGCTTTTCTTTGTATTGCAAAAGAAGCTCAGGATTGGCCTGTAATGATTCAAGAGCAGCTTGTGGATCATCTTTGCCTGTGACTTCTTTGGCATGACCAACGATTTTCTCAGCAACTTTTTCAGCGTCATCACCAGCCAGCTTGCCAATCAATGAGGGAAGAAACTGTTTAGCCAATGTCATTGCAATGGGGATAAGTAAAGGTAACGGCATCAGCTAACCCCATTTGTATAAAAAACATAAAGGCTGCATGCTGATGTCAATGCATATGCAATAAAGTATCCTAAGAATTGAACTTCTTGGATTAAGGTCGTTCGTGTAGCAGCATTAATTTGACGTTGATATGTTTTGCACTGCTCACTTATAACACGCCAGCTTATAGCTATGGTTGCCATAATGATGATTGAATGGATTCCAGTCACAATGAAGCGCATGAAATTATCATGACTAAAAGCATAAAGTGTGATTGCTGCAATCATGCCAGCAAGCAATGCGAAAGGAGCAGCCGTGAAGAATCCAGCGGCTTCATTGATATGACTTTGTGAAGCCTTATAAAAGCACCATACACCAGTACCGATAGCTAAAACAAATATAATATGTTGTGTGATAAGTGTGAATTCATACATGAGATGGCACCCTCCAAAGATGTTGCTGTTGGATGGTTAGAGGTTCGATAAGCCACAATGAAACATCGAAATTAGGACATGTCTTGGCAGCGTTAAATTCATGATGACCATGTACCGTAGCATCAGGGCATTGCAGACCTAGATCAGCAATCAGGCGATGTAGAGCATCCCATTGTGCTTGGGTAAATTGATCTTTGCCGATCATGCAAATATGAATGCTGTTGTGATTATGCCCACGGGCGCCATTGGAAATTTCAAATCCATCGGTATAAGCATCATCATCACGATGCACCAAAGGCTCAATTTTGCCATCAATGCAAATGACATAATGATAACCCGCTGTATGCCAGCCACGACCTTTTGGCTTAGGATCTGTATGCCAAGCAAGAATATCGCTGGCTCGATCATTTCGACCATTGGGTGAATCTGAGCAATGAATCATGATAACTTCTGTTTTTTGTTTCATACACCCCTCATGCGGGGTATAAACTAAGCGGCACTGGATTGAACCCCAGTGCCGCTCTCACCCACAACAGGGCAAATATTGAATGTATAAAAAAAAGAAGCCTCCAGACAGGTGTCCGCAGGCTTCTAATAGAATGAAAGTGTTATCTTAAGCTTAGGTAATTAGTCACCTTCAATGTGCTTTAAATAATCACTGTACCAATTAGAGTATCTAAACACCGCCATAACCAGTGCTACAATGCTAATCAATGCATAGATAAACAATATTGATCCAAATAACATTATAAATCTTGGATTCCATATGAATACCTGAAAAATTGCTATCATGAGAGCGGCTGACTGAAGCAGTAAGAAGTGTACAAATGTTGCAGATACACTCTGCATGATTGAAACTCCTTTTCCCACACTAGTTTCAGATAACATTCGGTGAAAACCTCTATCGCCGAAGCCAACTAGAAGTGCATAACCACCTAAGGTGAACCCCAGCAAGTTAGGAAACACCTGCAATGCTTGCTTAGCAATTCCATCATCCTTGTCAGCACCCAAGAATAGGAACAGGCCAAACACAAGTGCAACATGAAGGTATGGAGACTTAACCAGAGCATCATACCCACCATAACTAACCCAATACAGTTTAAAAACCTTGATTAAGGATGTGTAGCTTGATTTTTTTTCTGACATAGCAACCTCGCAGCAATATGGTGGCTATTCACCTTTTTTTCCAGCAAGCATTGAAGCTAGCTTAGAAACATGTTTAAGAAGGATTTCTGTTACTCCATCACTATAAGGGTCGTAGTCCAATTTAAATATGCGTGGGTGACTAGTACTCTCAACATGCTCAATGCTACCATCATCCTTTATTCCGTCAGCTAAAACCTTTCCATCACTCTTTGTAGCAAGACTCATTGAGGCTTGAGTATCAATGTCAGGTTTTACACCCCTTCGAGACCCATAAACTTCATGTAACCGTTCAATCTGCTGCTCTTTCAAACGCTTTGTAAACGCTTCTTCAGCGTCTTCAAGGGTATCACCATTAGGAATAGTGAAAACTATTTCAAGCTTTCTATATGCTTTAAAACTAGTGAGTATTTCACCAAGCTTTTCTTTATCAGTTTCAATTTCTACATCAATAGTTTGAAATTTTTCTTCAATACCTTCTGATAAAAACAATCCTTGAAACAATTTTTGCATAGTGGGTGGTGATGGAGAATGTTTAATCTGAGGCCAGAAAAACCGGTGGTTCTCAATAGAGAATACATAGGGTATACAACGTAGGTTGGGTTTTAAATGATCTGGAACAGGTAGTCCGTCAACAGCCTTTACCTCTAATGAGTTAAGCCAATCCGCTTGAGGATCAACAGAAAAGAACTTATATATATTACCATAAATCAGCCCATTATCCTCTGAGCAGGAACCGATCATGCCATAGTTTTCACCCCATATTTTTGAAATAAATTTACCCCTGTGAACCATTTTGAACAATTCAAGATAGTCTCTTTCACATTCAGTAGGCTGCATTTTAATATTTAGCGCTGTAACTTTAAGTTTCCGACCCATTTACCCCTCCCTTAGATTTTATATTTTACTTTTCACAGCTTCTACAAATCGAGCTTCATAAGCCCCTGTGCTTTTACAATCGAGCAAGTTATCGTGATCACGTTTTTTATCGGCTAAAACTGCGCTGATTGCATTTCTATTTTCATCATAATATCCAACAATTGAAGTGGATACTTTGATTTCTGACTTATCGCCTACAGCTTTGACTCGTATATTATATATAATATCAACCATTGTACGCGAATCTTTTACATAAGGGATTCCAAAGAAACTACCGCAATCACAATCCTTTTCGGCAGGCTTTAGTGTAACCGCATCTGTTTTGAAGAACCTAAGCTTATCATTGCTATTAGATGGCATGGCATCCAAGTCTAGAGCCACTTCCATTGCGGCTTGATAAACATCATCAGCAGCGGCATTGATAGTTTCGCCTGCATAGGCTGATTGCGCTCCTATAAGAGCCGCGATTAATAATATTTTCTTCATGTATTTCCCTCCCAAGGAAAAGTTTTTAAGATACTGTGAACTGGGTCAAACTCGCCTTCCTGCAACCTGCAATACGGATATCATTGGTCTGCTCTGAAGGCACGGATTGCGTGGCATATTCGGGATTGCTACTTATGATACTTTGACGACCAAGTGCCCATCAAATTGAATAATATAAGCAGCATCTGCAGCAATATGTTCCACAGATGTATCAACCAATAATATATCACCATCAAATATATCACCGCTTAAGCCTTTGCCTGAATTCATGGAATCTCCGCACGCTTTAATCAAACGTAAATACTGTGGTGCCACACCAACCTCACGCCGTAGCCAGTCACGATCAAACGCCACCATGAACGAAGTCTCTTCATGCTCGATAATTGCGCCATGCCCTGCGGATGCTTCCACACTAAGATATGGTAACAAGGCTAGCGATTTCACCTCGCCACCTCCTTTCATGCCGTACATTTTCCTTGGAGCCCCGAGTTTCTTTAAGTGTTGAACCCTTTCAAGGAGCTTGTTTTTAAACGATTCTGACAACACTGGCATAGGCATTTCTTCAGGTTCGTAGTTAATATCAAGCTCATCATCAATACATTGAATATCATCTAATAAGCTATCAGCCATGCCTTTGAACAACACCTCTTCGTTGCCATCTGCGATGCCTATTGGAGAAAATACATATGGGGTTTCAAGAACCACATCATCCTTAAAATGGCAGTCGCTTGCCGTTTTGGTTTCAGGAAAATGTGACATCGCTGTCACATTTGATTCATTTAGGGAATCTGATTGATTACCTGTAATAATATAGGAAACATCATAACCAACATTATTTAATGCCATCAAATATGCAGCATCAGGAAAGCGTTCACCTTTCTCATACTTAATCTGTGCTTGCTTACCAACCCCCCCAATCTTCCCAAACTTTTCTTGGCTCAGTCCACGCTCTAATCGTTCGTTTTTCAAGCGCTCATGAAAGGTACTCATAAAGACACCTCTTTTTTCTTGACTGGTAATCGAATGGATACTACATTACGCCACATAAGGTAATCAAAGAAAGACACTTTATACAGACACCTTAAAACGAAATGCGAAAGCGATTTCGTATTTGAAACTTCCGAACGTCGGAAGTTTGAACAAACACAGGAGGCGAACATGACCCCAGCAGAAATCAAAGCCGCCATGCTAAAGCGCGGCATTACACAAACTGAAATTGCAGCAGTATTAAAGAAAGACGCTTCGTTGGTCGGCAAAGTCATCAACGGCAAGTCCACCAACCTTTCGATTCGTACAGGCGTGGCGGCTGCAATTAACACGCCGCTCATGGATGTATTTCCTGATGAAGCTTATCGCCGTGCATCAGGTCGCATCCGTATCCCATCGGCTTATTATCAAGCTGCAATGGCGAGTGCATAATATGACTAATTCCACTCACAACACACCCAAGCAGCCTTATCGTATATATCTGACACTTAATCGCCCAAAGCAGAAAAATGCCAAGCTTCTTTATCACGAGCGCCGCGTTTTTGCAGACAAAACCATACGATATTTGGGTCATAGTATACCTGTACCTGAGTGCAAGCCACGTGAGACCATCATTATTGTTGCTCCGTGCGACTTTCCAGATCATCGAGGCGGCTATGCAGGGATTTAAAACACTTTGGCATCACAAGACCTTTTTCACAAT